ATACTGCAGAGTCATTAGGTTTTGTTCAAAGAACAGGAGCATGGTATCAGTTAGAGGATGGCTCAAAGATTCAAGGAAGAGACGGATTAATTGATCGTGTTAAAAATGATCAAGAACTACAAAAAATATTAAAAAACAAGTTAAATAATGTCTGATAAATTTTTTGTTTTAGAGGGAAAGTTTCTTTGTAAAGATTGCAAAATAGAGGTAAAAACTGTTAGAGTTTATTTTAGTACTGGAAAGGCAACTTGGATGTGTATTAACAAACATCTATCTGAAATAAAACTTTTTCAGGTAGGATATAAAAAGAAGAGAGACTATGAGCGAGAAGAACGAAAGTAAAAGAATAGGTGCTAAGCAGCACAAAAATTCAGGTAGAAATAATAAAAAAGGTGATGCTACTTGGAAAGATTTTGTTGTTGACTTTAAAGAAGCATCTAAGTCTTTTACTATCAATCAAGATATCTGGGCAAAGGTTGTTACAGATTCTATTAAAGCGGGTAACGATAAATCCCCCTTAATAGCATTAATACTTGGAACAGAAAACAAGAAGGTTCGTCTTGCTATAATAGAATTTGATCTATTAGAACAATTAACAAATGGGGTAGAAAATGTCAGAAGAAACAAATAAAAATACAATTGATCATATAAATGGTTTGTCAGAAATTGCAGAATATATGCAAGATGAAGAACTTACCACTGCACTTACCTTTGTGGCAAAGATAATATTAAAGCCAGATATTCCACTTAACGTGGTAACAGTTGAGATAGTAAGGCTACAAGCAATTGCAGCAAAAATGTCATTAAAGGCCACTTGGATGGCAAATGTTGATAAGGGAAATAGGGCTAAAAAGAATATTTATTATACCGCTGCTGAAGCAATTAATGATCTAGTTTCTGCTCTTAAATACACAATACGCTAACTGATATAATAGAAGAAAAGGAAAACATGAGTAAAAATTTATTACAAGGATTAATGGTAAAAGAAAGAAAAAAAGAAATTATTAAGAAAAATTCTTTTGATCTTGAAGGACTTACTGAAAAAATAACTTCAGGTTATACTGCTGGTATTGAGCCAGAACACAAAACTAAAACAACCTTTGCGCCATCAACTTTGGTGTATGGAAATGGTGAATGCCCAAGATATTGGTATTTTGCTTTTTCTGGTGCTAATTTTGAAGAAACATCTGATGCTTTTGGAATTGCCAATAGAACAAATGGAACATATAGTCACGAAAGAATTCAAAAAGCCTTAATTCAAAGCGGAATTGTTAAAGTATTTGAAAAGAAAAATGAAAAAACAGAAAAAATAGAAAAAACAACAGAATTTGAGATAAGAAATGATAGTCCTCCAATTTATGGTAAAGGTGACGGTATTATTAATTGGAATAATGAAGAATTGTTATTAGAAATTAAAACGGCTCCTGTTGAAGGTTTTGAATATCGTAAAAGAACTGGTAAAGCAAAAAAAGATCATATTCTACAAACTCTTATATACATGAAAATTTTAGGCTATAAACGTGGTGTTATTTTATATGAAAATAAAAATACACATGAGTTACTTGCTATACCGTTAGAAGTAGGTGATTATTACCGTGAATATGTAAATAATGCTTTTGATTGGATGAGAGTAGTTAGAGCCAGTTGGATGAAAAACGAACTCCCAATTAAAAATTACAGATCTAATTCTAAAATATGTAAAAATTGTCCTGTTCAAAAAACTTGCAATGATGCTGGTACGGGAGTAGTAAAAATTGCTTCGTTGGAGGAATTGCGTGAGACAATGTGAACGATGTAATATAAAATTTACTCCTAAAGTTACTTATCAAATATATTGTAGTAAAACATGTAGGGAAGAAGCAACTAAAGAAAAAATTATTGAAAGATATCAAATAACCCGTAGTCAAAAAAGAATAGGTAAACGAAGAATATGTCTTGGTGGTTGTGGCAAACAACTATCTATTTATAATGATTTAGGTTTTTGTAACGAATGTAATGTTCATGAAAAAACAGTAGAAAAAATGTTAAAACAAATAAAAGGATTTTTTGATTATGAACAAGATAATTAATCAGCCAGATAGTTTGTGTGCTATAGATGCTAGTACAAATAATCTTGCATTTTGCATATATCAATCTAAAAATATAAAAGAATATGGCAAAATTAATTTTCAAGGAAATAATATTTATGAAAAAGTACAAGATGCTACAAAAAAAACAAAGGCTATTTTTAATCACTATAGGTTTGTTAATGCAATTGTTATAGAGCACACTATTTTTATGAACAGTCCAAAAACTCAAGCAGATTTGGCTTTAGTTCAAGGTGCAATTTTAGGTGGTGCTGGTTTGGCTGGAATAAAAATTATTGGAAGAGTATCACCAATATCTTGGCAATTATTTTTAGGCAATAAAAAATTAACAAAAGAAGAACAGGTTGCAATAAGATCAGCAAACCCAAACAAATCAGATTCTTGGTATAAAGCATATGAAAGAGACTTCAGAAAAAAAAGAACAACTAAATTATTAGAAATAATATATGATAAAAATATATTAGATTATGATGTTGCAGATGCGGCAGGAATAGGTCATTGGGCAATTAATAATTGGGAAAAAGCAGTAAAATTTGACAAGGAGTAATGATGGGTGCTAAGATGTATCAGAGCCAAGCATGGCTCAAAAAGCGGTATCACATGGATAAAAAAAATCCAGAAGACATTGCAAAAGAATGTGGGGTAAGCGTGGAAACCATTTATGTATACCTTGCCAAATTTGGATTGAGGAAATCAAAAAGATGAAACCAGTTCCAGTCTATAAAGATACTAATCATTTTGATTATAATGATTTATATTTGCATTCATTATCTGCTCCCTCTGGTAATTTAATCTTGATGAATTGTTTAGGTATTGCACAAATGCTTATTGAAAAAAATATTGCATATGGAGATTCTGCTTTAGATCCTATTAGAGTTTTTAGTAAAGCAAACCCCACAGAACAATTACATGTAAGAATAGATGATAAATTAAGTAGATTAATGAGGGGAACTGATTACATTGGAGACAATGATATAGATGATTTAATTGGTTATTTAATATTATTAAAAGTTGCAAAGGAAAAAAATGACAACAGATAATGAAATGGTGCAACATTTAGATGAAATAAACAAAGTTGTTGAAGAGTACTTGAAAGGAAATGATCCAACAGTAATTTCTAAACAACTTGATTTGCCAAGAACTAGAGTTGTTGCTCATTTAAATGAATGGAGAGTAATGGCATCTGCTAATGATGCTATTCGTGCTCGTGCAAAAGAGGCTCTTGTTGGTGCAGATAAACACTATACTAAATTAATTAATCAAGCATATGAGGTAATTGATGAGGCAAGTTTAACTTCAAACCTTGGTGCTAAAAACAATGCCATAAAACTTGTTATGGATATTGAAGCAAAAAGAATTGATATGTTGCAAAAGGCTGGTTTGTTAGAAAATAAAGAACTTGCAGAAGAAATGATAGAAATAGAAAAACGACAAGAGGTTCTTGTTGGAATTTTACGTGATATTGCTTCAGAGCATCCAGAAGTTAGAGATTTAATAATGTCTAGATTATCTACTATAGCCAAAGAAGGTGAGGTAATAAGCATTGTCCACGAAGTTCAATGATTTTTTTGATGCGTTAAAAAATGAACAGTTTGAAGAAATTCCAACAGATGTAAAAACATTTGTAGAGTCTTTAGATTATCTTGGACAACCACCCCTATCGCCTATACAGTATGACATTGTTGAAGCCATGAGTCAGATATACAAAAAAAATGATTTAGAAAATTTATTAGGAACAGAAATAGGAGGAAAACACTATGAAAAATACACGAAAAACGAAATCATCCTTCAGTTGGGCAAAGGTAGTGGTAAAGATCACACTTCTACTGTTGCCTGTGCTTATATTGTGTATAAGTTACTATGTCTCAAAGATCCTGCAAGATATTTCGGAAAACCAAGTGGAGATGCAATAGATATTATTAACGTTGCTATTAACGCAGAGCAAGCAAAAAATGTTTTTTTTAAAGGTTTTAAAAACAAAATTGAAAAGTCTCCATGGTTTGCGGGTAAGTATGAAGCAAAAGTAAACTCTATCAGTTTTAATAAATCAATAACAGTTTACTCTGGTCACTCAGAACGTGAATCTCACGAAGGTCTTAACTTGTTTATGGCAGTGCTTGATGAAATTTCTGGTTTTGCTACAGAGGTTGGTACTGGAAATGATCAGGGTAAAACTGCAGATAATATATATAAAGCATTTCGTGGATCAGTAGATTCTCGTTTTCCAGATCTTGGAAAGGTTGTTCTTCTTTCATTCCCTCGTTTTTCTGGAGACTTTATTTCAAAGCGGTATGATGATGTAATTGCAGACAAAGAAGTAATAGAACGTAGACATACCTTTGTTATTAATGAAGAACTACCAGATAGCCCAGATAATAGGTTTGAGATTGTTTGGGAAGAAGATCACATCTTATCCTATAAGTACCCCAGAATGTTTGCATTAAAAAGACCTACTTGGGAAGTAAATCCTACTCGCAAAATAGAAGATTTTAAAATTGCATTTTTAACAGATATGGGCGATGCAATGATGAGGTTTGCATGTATTCCAACATATGCTTCAGATGCTTTCTTTAAACAAAAAGAAAAGTTAGAAAAATGCATGACCCTAAGAAATCCAATAGATAATTTTAGAAGGTTTGACTTATCCTTTAAACCAGATCCTGAAAAAATATATTATGTACATGCTGACCTTGCACAAAAACATGACAAGTGTGCTGTTGCTATAGCACATGTTGATAGATGGGTCAATGTTCAGGTTATTAAAGATTATCAACAAGTATCTCCTATTGTTGTTGTTGATGCTGTTGCTTGGTGGGAACCAAAAGTAGAAGGCCCAGTTAACTTATCTGAGGTAAAACAATGGATTATTAACTTGCGTAGAGAAGGATTTAATATTGGAACTGTATCTTTTGACCGTTGGCAATCTTTTGATATTCAACAAGAATTAAAGGCTGTTGGTTTAAAAACAGAGACAGTTTCAGTTGCTAAAAAACATTATGAAGATCTTGCCATGATGATATATGAAGAAAGAATTGCTATGCCAATGATACCCTTATTGCTTGATGAAATGAGTGAACTTAAGATTATGAGAAATAATCGTATTGATCACCCTAGAAAAAAATCTAAGGACTTGGCAGATGCCGTTTGTGGAGCGGTATTTGGAGCAATATCTCACACAAGTAAAGAATCTAACCTAGAAATTGAGATTCATACTTGGTCTTCTGCTACCAAACTTGCAGAAAAACAAAGGGGTATGGTAGAATTAGAAACTAGGGAAATACCTGATGATGTCAGAGATTTTCTGAATGAATACAAATTAATTTAAAAAATAAAATATAAGGAGAATAATGAATTCATTTAAAAGAATAGCCACAGTCTTGGCTGCAGCCTTGACTTTGGGTGTGGTGTCAGCACTTCCGACACAGGCTACAGTTTATGCTGATGTTGTCACAATTGATGCTGTAGCAGATACAATTAATCCTGGCGAAACTGCAACAGCAGTAGTGTCAGTATCATTTTTGGGGACATCAATTGGAGATACTGTTTCAGTTATATCTGCAGTATTGTCAGCCCCATCTACTGCAAGTGTTCCACAGTTTGCCGTTACAGAAACATCTAGCGCAACAGTGGCCTTGTCAGCAGATACAAAAACAGCAGCAATATCACCAGCGACAAATACAACTGGTTATGTAACTGCTAAACTTACTTCATCATTTTATGTGCCTACCGTTGCTGGAACATATGTAGTCAGATTTATTCCTACATTGACTAGCGCATCTGGTTCAGTTACATCTGCTGCTATTACATGGACAGTTACTGTTACCGCTCCAGATCTTAAGGCATCAACTGCGTATACAACATCTATTTTAAATGCTGGTGAAACAATCTCAGCAACAACAGATGCAACCGTATATGCTTCAAAGACAGTATCTTCTGATGCTGCAGCAGTTATTGTTTTAACTCAAAAGAATGCTGTTAATGCTTCTGCTTCAGAGTCTGTTACAGCAACAATTTCAGGTGCTGGTATGTTAGGACATGGCACAAACCATGCAACCATTTCTGCTCTTGGTAGATCATTGGTTATTCCTGCAGGCAGTTACATTGGAGTATTTTCTGATGGAACATCTGGCGTAGGAACAATTACTCTTTCTTCAGCCTCTGGAGTGCTTCTAGGAACAGAAAAAGTAACATTTTATGGCGACATTGCTAAAGTTGTTACAACTGTTAAAAAGCCAACAATTGCAGTAGGTTCTAACGCAGATGCAATTTCTGCAGTAGCATATGATGCTGCTGGAGTAGTTGTTGGTGCAGGAACATTAACTGCAACATCAGCAGACTTAACAGTAATTAGTAATTCAGCAACAACTGCATCTATTGTAAATGGCGCAGCGTTGTTTTCTTTGGCTGGTGTTAAAACTGGTTCAGCAGGCGTAGTAGTAAAAAGCGGAACAATTTCTGCAGATACAGTAACAGTTCGTGTTGAGGCTGCCGTTGCTACAATTAAGTTGGCTTTTGATAAAGCAAACTATGTAGCAGGAGAGCAAGCAACAATCACTTTGTCAGCAGTTGATGCTACAGGTGCTGTACTATCTGGAAAAACACATGCAAGTTTACTTGCTACTGGTGGAATTGCTACAAGTTATTCCTTTGGTGGATCAAGTGACACAATTACTGCAACATCTATTACAACTGATGCAAATGGTGTAAAAACTTACAAGGTTTATATGCCTTTGTCTGCAGGAGCAGTTACTATCAGTGCAACTGGTGGAACTGATCTACCAGCAGCAGGACAAGTAAAAATTTCAGCATCTGCAACAGTTACAGATTCAGCCTCACAAGCACTTGCTGCCGTGGCTGCATTAACGATAACAGTAGCACAGTTAAAAACTTTAATTACAACTCTTACGAATCTAGTTCTTAAGATTCAAAAGAAAGTAAAAGCATAACAAACTCCTTATAAAATTGAGGGTAGATTAATTTCTACCCTCTTTTTTATTGTAAAAAATGGTATAATTGCTAATATAATTACACATTGGAGTTAGCCCCTAATTGAAAAATCTTAAACAAAGACTAATATTGGCCTTTGGGGTAGGGTTATGCTTAACAATTTTTGGAATAATGTCTCCCAATCGTGCCCATGCTACAGAAAATCAAGAACAGGTAGTAGTTAGTCCTGCTCAACAAGCAGTTAATACAGCCCTTGCAACGGCTATCACAGAGGTCCAGCAGGCTATTACAGCCACTGATACGGCTACAGCCACAGTTGCAGTAGCCCAAACCCAACTATCTCAGGCTCAGGCAGCGGTAGACACCGTAACAGCCACAATAGCAGTGGCACAAGACAAGGTATCTGTAATTCAATCTGCTATAAATACTGTAAATGCAATTGATACTTCTACCGCCCAAGTAAATCAGAGTTCTGAGATTATTGTTGATGCAAAAACTAGTGTTGTAAATGCTACAAATGCTATTAATAATATTGATACAGCAACAGCACAGGTACAAATTACTGAGGCAGTTGCTGCAAAAACAGAAGCATCTACAGCACAGGCTAATGCCCAAACCGAATTAACTCAAGCAAATATTGCAATTGATAATGCTCAAACTGCAGTAAATAACTTACAAGCAACTATTGGAACTAGCACAAATGTTTTAGCAGGCGTAGATGATGCTGGTGTTAGAATGAATCTTCCCTTTAACTTATTGATGGGCGGAACTTTATATAATAATGTATTCGTGGGATCTAATGCAACAATTACATTTGGAGTTAATGAAGGTTCAAACTATTGGGCAACTCCAAATGCTCCTTCTGTTTCTATTGCTGGATGGGACTGGACTACATGGAGCACAGGAACTGGAATTACTTATGCAACAACAGGATCTTCATTAGATATTGCATGGGATCTTAGACCATTTCCACAACAAGATGCTTCTACACAAATGGTTCAAGTTAGATTTAATGCTGATGTAAATCCAACAAACGGTGCCTGGAGAGCAGATGTTACTGCAGTAGGACCAATCCCAGCACAAGCAAGATTTAATTATAGAGAAACTACAAATGGTGCTATAACTAATATTACAGATACAAATGTTGGATCTGGTTTTGCGGGTGTGGTAAGTCAAGGTCCTGCGTTTACTCCAATTGTTGATACTAGTACTGCAACTGTACAGGCAGCAGTAGATGCAGCAAATGCTACAATTGCAACATTAAATCAAAGCCTTACTCCAGTTGTTGCTCAAAATACAACAAACACTGCGGCCATAAATGCAATTAACACGGCATCATTAACAAATACAATAAATGCAGCGGTAGCAACAAAAACAAATTTACAAACAACATTAAATACAAAGGCTGAAGAATTAACTACTGTTATTAATAATAATATTCCTACACCTGCGCCCGTTATTTCAGAACCAATTATTGCGGGAACAACAGTAACTATTGCTCCTGAATTACCAGTGGGGTATACAGCAAACACTTGGTTTTATCAAGTAATTACTGCAGATCCAAATGCAGAAAATCCATATGAAGGACAAACCTTAAACACAGATGGTGCACCAGAGTCTATTGAGTTAACTGGTTTGACAGAGGGCGCTACATATACTATTAGAGTTGCTAACTGGTCAGGTCCAGTAAGTCAATATTCTGAAGTTATTGTTTCTATACCCGCTTCAGAAGAAACAATAATTTCTCCCGCACCAGAGCCAGTTTTTATTTATGCTCCCGTACAAACTCAACCAGATGAGACCACTCCAAGTGAAGAGGAAGATACAAATTTAGAGCAGACTGAAAATGAACAGCCTTCTGAAGGTGATGAATCTCAAGATACGGATACACCTGAATCTGATGACTCTTCATCCAACGACGAACAAGATAATACTCCTGAAGAAAACGAGGGTACTGATCAAGAAGATTCACAAGATAATGATACCTTATCCGTAGAAGAAGTACAAGATATAGTTAGTGATTTAGTCTCAGATAGTGGTTTAGATGCATCTGAAGTTACAGAAGTTTTAGAAGCAATTGCCAATGGTGAAGGGGTATCTGAAGAAATTGCTGCTGAAGTTTCATCTACATTATCAGAAGGTGGATTAACAGAAGCAGAGTCAGAATTTATTACAGAAATGTTATCTGCAGATGGAGAAATAACAACTTCAGAAGTTGTTAATGTATCTGAAGCATTATCTGAAGATGGTAAATTTACTTTAGCCGAAAAAGATTTAGTTGCAGATTTATTAGTTACATCAGCAGAAGGTGCTCCAGTTGAGGCATCAGCCATAGAAGCAGCGGGACTTGAATATCGTGATCTTCCACCAACAATTCCAGTAGAGGTACGAGAAGATGTTAATGGTAACCCAGTAGTTATTGAAGCAGAGGTAGCATCTGCATTACTTGTATTGGAAAGTCCAGCAGCATTATTAGACGCAGTTGCTACTTGTTTTAATCCAGATGAAGCAATTGAGGGTTTGACAGAAGAGCAAAAATGTGAGTTAGGCAAAGCCTTGCTTAGTATAGGTGCTGATATGTCTATTCCAGAACGTGAAAAAGCAGAAGATATTGTAGTTGTAACAATTATTGCTGGTCAAATAATTGTTGCTACTGCACCTAGAAGAAGGAGATAAAAATGAAAAAGTTAAAAGAATGGGGCATGGCAATCCTCAATGAAAACTTTACATTTCTTGGCTTCTTTGTAGCATGGGTGGTTTTAGAGGGTAGCGCAAAGACAGTCGTTGGATATGTAACTTTAGCCTCAGTTGCCTTATGGTTTATGACCATTGGCATTCGTAAAGAAGACGAATAAGTTTGATATAATGGGAGTATGACAAAACTACGCATACTCCTATTATCAAGTATCCTAGTATTAGGGTTATCTGGTTGTGGGTATGATGGTCATTATAGATATCCATGCCAAAATCCAGCAAACTGGGAAGCAGCAGAATGCAAACCACCAATTTGTACCGCTAACGGGGCATGTCCAGAAGATTTATCAGATCATGAAAAGGTGGAGGGAACACAAAATGGCTAAACAAAGACTAACTCCTCAAGAGTTAGACGCAAGATTAAAGTTCATCCTAGGAATCACATTGGGATCAATTTTATTTATAACTGCAACAGGAATTATGTATGCATTAATATTTGTTACACAACCAATTACAGGACAATCAGAAAACGATAAAATGTTTTTTAATGTTCTTGGTAGCGTAGCAACATTTATTACAGGAACACTTGCTGGTCTTCTTATTGGCTCATCAGGCGCTAAAGATGTAATGGCAGCACAAATTGCAAACAAAGAAGTTGATGCTAAAAATACAATGGCAGATAAAAAATTAGAGGCAGAGATTGATGAGGCAAAGGCACGTAGATTAGCCAAGCCAGATGGTGCAATGCCAGAAGAGCAACCAGTTGATACTGATTGGAATAAATAGTGGCAGAACAGGGTACAGCAGCAAGATTAGTTGAAGTTGCTACAAAAGAAATAGGTACTGTAGAAGGTCCTAAAGATAACGAAACTAAATATGGTAAATTTACAAAAGCAGATTTTCAACCTTGGTGTGGATCATTTGTTAATTGGTGTGCTAATGAGGCTGGAGTAAAAATTCCAAATACCGTTTATACTCCTGGTGGTGCACAGGCATTTAAAAAAGCAAACTCATGGATTGACGGTGACCTAGCAGATCCAGAGCCAGGCGATATTGCATATTTTGATTTTCCATCTGACGGGGTAGATAGAATATCTCACGTAGGAATAGTAGCAGTAGACAACGGTGATGGAACAGTTTGGTGTATTGAAGGTAATACTTCTGGAGATCCTAAAGGTAGCCAAAGAAATGGTGGAGAAGTTTGTAAAAAACTTCGTGCCTTTAAGAAAAATAAGAAAAATATTATGGTTTCAATTGTAGGGTTTGGCAGACCTAAGTTTGGCTCTGCGCCAGAGGGTAGTGCCAAAAAATCTCAAAATAAATCAAAAACATGCTCAGCGTGTGGTCAAACCATTAAATAAAGGTGTTTGACTAAATAAAAAGGGTTTGGTATACTTAAATCTATACCTTAAGGGGATTCCTAGATGACAGTTCTGGCTGTAGTTCGTCATGAAGACAAAATATATATGGCTGGGGATCGTGGTGCCTCTGATGATAATACAATACTTTCTTTAACTGCCCCGAAAGTTTGGAAACTTGGTCCATACCTGCTTGGATATGCAGGAGCATTAGATGGAGAAAGAATTAGATATAATTTTAATCCATATGTTCCAGACATTAAAGACACAGATAAATTTATGCAAACAAAATTTATTAAACAATTAAGAGATTTTTATAATAATTGGTGGGTAGATACCACAAAAGAAGGTGATTTGGGACTTATTATTTGTATTAAAGGTCAAATATATGAACATAACGCTATTGATATGTCTTTATCTAAATATAATTTAGACTATATGGCAATGGGGTCTGGCTCAGAGTATGCGTATGGATATTTAAATGCTACAGAAAAATCTAAAGATCCTCGTAGAAGAGTTGTAGGTGCTGTAAATGCAGCAATTAAATTTAGTCCATCTTGTATGGGGCCAGTTGACGTAGTAAGCATTTAACTGTATAATATAAATATGACAAACTTTGATGATATTTTAAAAGATATCAGAGATGAAGAATCTGGTATTAATGAATTTGAAATTTGGTTAAACAATGGAATAGAACGGGGATGGATAACAGTTCCGTTTTGCAATACTCATGATGGCGATCCATACATGACTGAAGAAGAAGAGCAAGAGTGGGAAGAGGGTGGAGACCCTTGTCAACACGTAATAAAACTTTTACTATAAGGAGAATAATGAAAAAACTAGTGGGGTTATTAGCAATTTTATTTATGGCTGCATCTTTACCAGCAGCATCAGCAAATCAAAAACCTTCAATTGTAATAATTGATACAGCAATTGACACAACCGCTCCTGAACTGCAGGGCAAGATTATTTATGAAGTATGTTTGATGGATGAGTATAGATGTCCAAATAAGCAACAAGTAATGGAAGGTGCAGGATCAGCATCGCTACCGTTATCGCAAATATACCAAAATGGCTTTGATCACGGAACCATTATGTCTAAGGTTGCTGCTTTGGTTAATCCAAATGTAAATATAATCTTTATAAGAATAGTACCAATTAATGCAGATGGTACTAAGGCAGAGTACACAGATTACACAGTACGCACTGCCATGAAATGGGCTTTAGATAATAAAATTAAATTTAATATAACAGCGGTTTCTGTTTCACATGGTGCACTTATGACACCTTGTCCTACAAATCCTGCCATTACAAATTTAATTACAGACTTACAAAAGGTGGGGGTAGCATCCATTTTTGCTGCAGGAAACAAAGGTAATCTATCAAATATAGATTATCCAGCCTGTGTAAATGAAGCGGTAGCAATTGGTTGGGCAAATGCAGACACAACAATCTCAAGTTATAGCAACAGCAATTCGCTAGTTGATTTTTATGCTTTGGGTACATATAGTGTTGGCAGAGGATCATCTTCTGCAACAGCAGCCTTTGCATCATATTGGGCAAGGGTATACAAGGGAAACTATCAAACCACTTATGACTATATTAAATCAGTATCAAAGTCAGTATCTGGTACTAAAGGACAATCTGGTTTATTTGTTGATGTTTATGGCGTTGAAACTGTTAAATCAGTACCTCAACCTGCAGTCACTCCTCAACCTGTAATTACTCCTCAACCTGTAATTACTCCTCAACCTGTAATTACTCCTCAACCTGTAGTAACTGCAAAGCCTGTAGTTACACCAACAGTTGATAATAATTTGTTACCTTATACAAACGAAAGGCTTAACAGATTATGTACATCTAAATTAATTAATAAATATGTTAATCATCCAGAGGGATACAGACTTACCTGTAAGGCTTCTGGTTCAGATAAAATGTTACGTTGGAGACAATAGTAATAATATGATATAATATTAATGCACCTGCCAAATGGGGGTGCATTAAACTAACTCGCTGAAAAGGAGAAAAAATGGTAAGTTCGTTTACACTGGATCTTTTTAAAGATCCATTTTTTATTGGTTTCAATCGTGAATTGGACCGTTTAAGTACAGTACATAATACAGCAACTCGTCAGGCATATCCGCCATACGATATTTTAAAATTAGACGAAGATACATATAAATTATCTTTGGCTGTTGCTGGATTTTCAAAAACAGATATTGATGTATCAGTAGATAATGAAACATTAATAATTAAGGGTGAAATAAAAGAAACAATAGATGCTGAAGTTGTTCATAAAGGAATTGCTGGTCGTAAGTTTACCCGCACATTTGCTCTTGGTGAATACATGGAAGTATCTAGTGCTGAACTAAAGGACGGTATGCTTACAATCAACATTGTTCGCATTATTCCTGAAGATAAAAAACCTAAAGTAATTAAGATCAAGTAGTACAATATAATAGTCCCTACACAGGACCTTAGAGATGGTTTAGTTACCCATTAATATGACCTGGGCTATCGTGCCTTGATCACCTGTGTAGGGCTTTTACATGCTGATATAATTACTGTTAATGACTAAGAAAGAGTTAGCATACAGAGATAAACAAAATCTCAAACGTAGACTAGCAGAAATCAAAGAGGCTAGTGGATGTATAGACTGCGGAATTAACAATCATATTATTTTAGATTTTGATCACTTAAGAGATAAAAAATATAATATTTCAAGAATGGTTCATGATGGATTTTCATGGAAAGCAATTGAAAAAGAAATTAAAAAGTGTCAGATAGTTTGTGCTAATTGCCATAGAATAAGAACTTATAATCGCTTGACACAACACATAGCCTAATGATATACTTAATATATAAACAATAGGAGAACTATGCCTAGATATGATTATAAGTGTTCAGTTTGTTCTTCACAAATTGAGTTTGAAAAAAAATTTGATGAAGACAAATATCCAATATGCTGTAATAAGTCTATGCAAAGAATTTGGAGTGCTCCTACTGCAATTTTTAATGGTACTGGATTTTATTCAACGGACAATAGAAAGTAGAGATATAATAGTATTATGACAAATGTATTAAAAGATCATCCTAGCGTAAAACCAAAACAATGGGTTTTAAATGCAAAAGACCGTTGCGATAGATGCCAGGCTCAAGCATATGTAAAAATTGTGGGATCTACAGGAGAATTGTTATTTTGTAGCCATCATTACAATAAAATTGTAGATGATTTTAATGGTTATACTAAAATGATGGCTTTTATGTATGCAGTTGTTGATGAACGTGAAAAACTTATAGAAAATAAACCAATTGGGGGTATATGATGTATGAATATTTTGTTAAAGAAGTAAAGAACGTAGTTGATGGAGATACTATTGACGTAATTATTGATTTAGGGTTTGATATTTTATTTTCATCCCGTGTTCGTTTGGCGGGTATTGATACGCCAGAAAGTCGTACAACAGATAAGGCTGAAAAGGCTCTTGGTATTGAGGCTAAAGAATATTTAAAGAAACAATTAAAAGATGCTAAGTCAGTTGTTATTCGCACAGAAAAAATGGATTCATCTGAAAAATATGGTCGTATTCTTGGCTGGGTATATGTAAATGGAGAATCAGAATCTATTAATAATAAAATGATTAATGATGGCTATGCTTGGGGATACCTTGGTGAAACCAAAATTAAAGATTTTGAAGCATTAAAAAAGGCTAGGGCAAAATCTGGAAAATGAAAACAGTTTTTTATTTTACAGCAGACTGGTGCGCTCCGTGTAAAAAAACACGACCAATTGTTGAAGAAATGAAAAAAGAAGGATATCAGTTTCAAATAATTGATGCTGATTATGAACAACTACTTGCTAAAAGGTTTGAAATAAAGTCAGTTCCTACTTTTATATTATTTGAAAATCAACAAGAAGTTGATCGTATTATTGGTGCACAAACAAAAGAAAGTTTGGAAAAATTTATAAATGAAAAAAGAAGATAAAGAAATAGAAAGATTAATTCTTGCTGGTGGAATTGAAGTTGCTGGATTAGATGAAAATGGGGAATTGCTATATCAATTTACTCCAAAAATGAAAGATATTAGCAAAGAATTATACGATGATCATTTAAACTTTGTAAATTCACAAGTTATGGAACTTTGGGAACTTGGTTTTCTTAATTTAGACCTGCTTGCAGATGAGCCAAGAGTAACCCTAACAAGAAAGGCCCATATCCCTGACGCTATAGCAACCCTTTCAAAACAGCACAGATGGTCTTTAGAAGAAATAAAACGCATACTTAAACTTTCAGAAATCTGATATAATCTTAGTATGCCATATCGTGTAGGTGTTAAAGGTTCGTACGGTTGTTCAGGATACCCTGCTTTAAAAGTGGGTACTAACGAAGTTATGGGCTGTCATAAAACTCGCAGAGAAGCAGCAGCACAGATTTATGCAATTAACCGTTCTGAAGGCAATATAGGTAAGAATATGCACGATGTTAAAGAAGGTGACTTTGTTATGGGTTCCACAACTGAAGGTCTTATTCATGGAAGAGTTGAGCACATAATGACAGAAGGTGGAACTCTTGGAACTCCTGGAGATAGATATGCTCTTGAATCAATGCCACCAGAAAATCCTGCTATGTCTGTAAGAGTTTATAAAGAAGAAGATAGTGGTTGGGAACCAACAGCGTATAGTATTGGAATGATGTATGCAGATGCACAAAAAATAGATATTGAAAATCATGAAATGGATGCGGAAGAAACCATGACTGCTCAAAAAAAGATTAATGATGAAGAATTAAGTAAAAGTTATCATTCAGACAATGAAGATGAAGATAAATGGGACAACATGACAAAAGCATGTTGGGTAGGATACGAACAACAAGGAATGAAAGAAAAAAATGGAAGAATGGTTCCTAATTGTGTTCCAGTTGGTAAAGTTGATAAAGCAAAAGGAGTTTCAGTAGGAGATCATGTAACATTTGGAGTTCCAAAACCACCAGATAAAACAGAATCTGCACATGGTATTGTAGAAAGAGTAGAACGTTCTGGAACTGTAACTTTGCCTGGCACTAATGAAAAAGTAGAAGCATCATCAGATAATCCTGTAGCAGTTATAAGAGTTTATGCAACCAATGAAAAAGGAAAAAGAACAAGAACTGATAGGCGTGTTGCTAAACCTTTTAGTTCTTTAAGAATTTCTTCTGAACCAATTGACAATCAAAAAATGGATAGTTTAGAACAAGATATAGAAAAAGCCTCTGAATCAAAATTGAGAGAACTTGTTGAAAATTATAATAAAGGAAAAGAAGGCGATAAAAGAATTAGTGTAGCAACTTTACAAGCGGTCTATCGTCGTGGCATTGGCGCATACAGGTCCAATCCTTCATCAGTACGTGGAAGTGTATCTAGCGCAGAACAATGGGCAATGGGCAGAGTTAATGCATTTATGGCTGGACTTCGTGGTAGATTTCCAAGAAAACCTTTTGACTTAGATTTATTTCCAAAAGGACACCCAAGGTCTACCAAAAAATCTATATTTGAAAATTTTGCAAAAGAAGTAAATAAACCACAAAGAGTTACAAAACTTTTTTCTGAGCCTAATAAAATAAATAAAAATACAGAAAGTTGGAGCGGATCTATTTTTGATTTAAATCCGCTTAAAAACAATGGCAAATAAATCGTCTGGATCTTATTTTAAAGATCATGGTTTTAATTCTTTACAAATTAAAGATGGTAGAATTGTTCGTTTAAGAAAAGACGGTACGATTAAGGCAGATCTTGGTCCGTACCCAAAAATAAAAAAGGGGACAGCACATGGCAAATAAAGAACAAAAAGGTAACGGCAATAAAAAGAAAAAGTCAAAAATGACTCTTAAAGAAAAACGTATTGCTAAACAACAAAAGCGGGATAAGAAAAATGGCTGATACATACACACCTACTTCTGGCATGAAGGCTGCTGCTAGACGTGCATTACGTTGGAAACAAGAGGGTAAGGCAAGGGGAGCGGGAACTCCTGTGGGATGGGGTAGGGCAACAGATATAGTTGCTGGAAGAACAATGTCTCTTGATACTGTTAAAAGAATGTATTCATTTTTTTCTCGTCATGAAGTTGACAAAAAAGGCAAAGACTTCTATAATAGTAGTAATCCATCTAATGGCAGAATAATGTGGGATGCATGGGGTGGAGATGCAGGGTTTACATGGAGCCGTACAATTGTAGAAAGAGAAAAAAAGAAAGTAGAAAAGGTTTGGCAGGGTAGCGCATTTAGTCGTTAAGGAGTGGGGTATGGAAGATTTAAGTATCGAAGACTATAAACAATTGCTTAATTTTTATAAACAAAAAGTAAGTGATTTAGAATTATCTAATTTAACATGGCAAATTAGATATAATAAAACAATATCACAACAAACAATTGCAGATTCTGCAACTAAAACTACAAAAACTAAAATTTAAACAAATTAAACTATGGAATATATTTTTATTGCCGCTTCGGTATTTTTATCGTTTTTGACATTTTTTTTGCTTTTATTTTTTGTTATAAACATCAAAATAAAAAGAATGACAAAAATAATTAAAAAAAAACAAAGCGACAATCATATTTTTCTAAAAAATTTTTTTGATAGAGAAATAGGATTGAAAGAAAAACAATCTCAATTAAGAAAAAGACAAGATAAAGCGACCATAAAAATTATTTTTACAGAAGATAATAAAGCATATTGGATTGATAATAATATATTTTTTGTTGCGGATGTTGTTGATGGAAAACCAGATTTTTTAAACTCTAGGCAGGTAGATACAGAAAATATGTCTAAAAATGAACTTGACAAAATGCTTTTTATATTGGAT